ATACATATACAGAAGGATTAATCATATCTACTTCAAATGTTAATCGGTTATTACCTGATAGCCCTGTGAGTTGTGAGCGTCGGTTCCAATCAAAATATCCTCTCCCGCTTGTCTGCCAAGGCAAATGCACAAGAAACCTATTCCCATCTTCATGGTTAGAAAATATTTTGCCTGAGTCTATAGAAGCAGGCTTACCTACTAAAACAACAGAAAAACATGGAGCATTCTTTTGTTGAAATCCACTAAAATTTGTTTTGTATAAATCATCTCCAAAAACAAATGCAGGTTTACCATTAAGGATATTATGCGATCTTACATGATACCATTTCTCTCCATATCTAAGAAGAAAAGATTGATATGTATCTTCTATAACAGATTTTGTATAATCCCAGTTTAAGGGCACAGGAGTATCATATGAAGGATTTGTAATAAAAAATCTTAAACCACCAAGCCCCCCGAAAGTAGTAGGATTATTCGGATCATATAAAGGTCCAACTTTTTCGGCTTGTCCATTATTTAGGGTATCATAACCCAAAACATAATCAGGATCACTTGTGTGAGATACAGGAGATTGTGTGGCTATATGAGTAGTTGCATCTATGTGACAAACAGGATTTGTTTCACTAGGGTCTCTATATTCTAATTTATTTTTCCTTTTGTGTATATTTAAATGAGCATTTGCATACATTTTCCCTAAATGTATTTCGGATTTAGTTGTTAGTGCTCCATTTACTCGATCCAAAACAGATGAATTAACAATTCTAACATTTTTATTATTTGTTAATAATTCTGCCATGTAAGACTCCGTTTCATCCGTAATTGAGAAACCTCTAGATTTAAAAGCCATTAATCCCTGATTTGTGGCGGTATAAGGAAGATTATGTCCCGCAAAGCTACCATATTCTTCTTCAAATCTTCTTATGTTATTAGAAGACCAATATAAATCTAAATCATCAGAATTTCCCTCCCACATAGGTATAATAGGTCTTTGCGTAACATTTAGACTGCTAAATCCATCCATTCGCAATTCTCTTTTGAATCTATGAGAGGAAGATACTTGATACCAATTGTCGGGCAAATATGTTGAATGTGCGAAAAATTCATTTCGCATAGGTTGGAACTGAAAACTAATTTCACTCATTTTCTAATAATTTGACTTCTTCCAAATGGAACAATTTCCACAACATCACTACCAAGATCAATTAATTGCCTTGAATTAGCTAACCAATATTTAACAGGATCATTGAATAAGTAAGGTCTCTTGTATGTATTAAATATGTAATATCCAAATGATAAGTTTTGTGAGGGATTGCCTATACGCATAAAATCGACATTCATGCCTGTTCCTGCAAACTTTTCCTCCCATTCATCTAATGAACTTATTTTTAAATAAGTCATCCATTCATCAAATGTTTTTTGCACATTGTCGCCACTTTCAATATACATAAATTGCCTAGGATCATCTCCATATACTCCACGTCCTCCTACTAATTGATTAGAGTGAGGCACATCAGAACTTCTTCCATATATATTCCTTACTTCTCGCCAATTATTGCCGCCATCTTGGTATGCAAAATGTTGTAGAACACTATTGTACTTCCCGCTATTAAACTTAATGCTGTTTAGCCCTGTAGCCTCACTTCCATCTAAATCATATAATTTATTCCATTTCAATCCACCAAAGTCTGAGGTAGCTATTCCATAATATCCCGTCAACCCTCTTGCACTATACCAATCTCCAATTACATCTCCTCTATCTTCTACTTTAAAATACGCAGAATCCTTGATTTCTTGCCTAACACCCCTTCTATCGGTTAGCACAATGGGTAAATCTTCAAAATCAAAATAACTTCTAAGCCAATCTATAATACCCTGATAACTAGATAACACATCCGCATCACTATTATCCATATTTACAATAACGCCTGATAATCTTGATTGAACAAATAGGTTCCTCAATTCGCTTATATTATTTGAAATATTATTTTGTATAAATTGTAAGGCATTACCATTATTTGAATAATTCGTTGAAGCTATTGCATTAGGAACAGCGAGTCTCCAAATAGCTACTGGCTTATCATAATTTGCAGTTATGCAGTCACTAAATCTTAACTCTGCTCCAAATTTGTCATTAATGCCATAATCTTCTGCTTTTGTTTCTGTCCAATCTGTGTCTATTGAAGGTTGTGACTCAAAATGCGTTTTTACAAAACTATCTTCCATTAATTTATCAAGAGTATCTATAGAATCCCCCTCATATAAATGTAAATCTGATAAATCCCCTGTTCCCAAAACCTCCTCATCCCCAATATATAAATAGAGTTTTGATCTTTTATACACATCGATTGCCCCTAAAGAAGCAGTACTTTGCCCTGATTGATTAAAATTTATTAACTTTATTTGCTTTGTTCCACGCCCTGCATTGTTAATATTAATTTGATAATCTTCTCCAACGAAAGAAGACTTTGGGGTATTATCGGACATTAATTCTGCATTTCCGCTTTCCACAAATGTTTCATTGGCTTCATCTATTTCAATTTCACCAACAACTTTATCATCTTGTGCTAACTTATACCCTAATTCTCGATCAGAATTATCTGTAAAAAATACTCCTATTTTATCTTTCATAATTCTGTCGTTGTTACTAAGCTAGGTTTTTTTGTGTCATTAGCAATGTCTGCTGTATATAAAGATATTCCATTTCCTACTATTGCATAAGGATTAACTCCAAATTTATTATAAGAATTTATATATGTTTCTTCAAATGGAACAGGCATTGAGGGACTCCAATCATATTTATCAAAATTTATATCCCACTTATTATAAGCCCCCATAACATCTCCCGCACTTCTTTCATATATAATTCCTAAACTTCTTTGTGCTTTAGATGGAGCATTCATTTTTATAAACTTATCCATTTGCTCCGATGTGGGATATATAACTTCAAATGCATCTAAGCCTCCCGCATATGGAACAATGCAATTTAGATTTAATGATTTTACGGGATTTGAATCATATGAGAAAACATATGCACCAAACTTCATTACCGTTCCTAATTCAGACAAAGTACTTGGCACATAATTTTCATAAATCTCTTGATTTACCCAATTTTGGAAATTTGTAATTCCAAGATGTCCGCTTTGATATAAACTTTCTTCTAAATCACTAAAAGCATTAATACCAATTACAACTCCATCAGAGCTTTCCAATGCATCTAAATCTATTAAATGTGTTTTTATATTAAAAGAAATAAAATGAATATATTTAGGATTTGTTGATCCAACTTCTCTCCACCTTGTGTCATAAATTGATGAACTTGTAGATTCTTTTTGATACTTTCCATTACATGATGTATAAAAAAGATTTTCGTAATAAAAACTCGTTCTTTGCAATGATGGTCTACTACTAAATTGCCACAAAGGATTATATTTAAGACCATGATTATCTTCCGCTGTTGTTAAATACTCATTTCTTAATGTAACTATTTGCAGATCATTATTAGTTAAATCCCATAAATCATTTGCATCATTACCTTGTGTATCAACAATAGCTTCATCATTTATTATTTCGATATTTCTCTTTCTAGTAATATTAATAATATAATTAAATTTTGGAGTAGCTAATTGATTTGCTGTAACATTAATTGGACTACTTGTAGGCTCAACTATTCCTGCTGATATTATGGATGGATGCCCATTAGGATATCCTGCTGGTCTATTATTATAATCATATGCAGTAATCGAATTAAGGTCATTAGGCTTATACAATACTTTGACAAATATAGGAGACTTTGGTGTTTGATCAGATATTTTTACTCCTGATGGCTCTAAAGGTATAGTATCTAGGTTTGCTGTGATTTCTACAGGAGGTTCTAAAACATTTACTTCTACATTTGTTAAATCATTTGGAAGAATTACTATCTCGGCTGTTACATTTAATTCATCAGGCAATCCAATAACGCGCACAATCTTCACAACAGGAATAGCGGGAGCAAAATCTCCACTTCCTAGTTGATATGCTACAATAGTTGCATATCCTAATTGTATTGGATTAATGTAATAAAAATCCCCACTTTGTGTGATTGTTACATTGTCTGTTCCACTTAATATTCTATATGTGACAGGCAATCCTGAAGTTGCATATGCAGTAAGTTGTAAAGGAACTGCATTGATAGGTATGTATTGATTGCTCATGTAAATTGATCCCAAACAATTTCTTGCTCTTCTATGCCTACCTGTGCCTCCACGAAGCTTGGAGCATCAGGTAGAGGTAATAATCTTGCATTAATTTGCAATAAGCTTTTAGGGGCTTCTGGTAATTTTTCTGCAACTACATTTGATACACCACTTGTTGGGTTTGTTACATCAACCTGTATAAGTGATGGAGCTTCAGGAAACTCTTCTAAATATAAATAAAATCTATCGCCAACATCAAAGATTGATTCATCTAATATTATAAATCCGTTGCTATTAACTTCTAAAATATATTTTGTTTTCCACTTATTATCAGAATCTTTGTATTTTAATACTAATCCTCCCCTTGCACTTAAGGTAGAATTATTCCCATTACCCTGCTTACTATAATAACCTAATTTACTGAGAGTGTGGTCTGTAGCTTCTTGTGTTCCTACATCAAACTTTGTGTATGTGGAAACATATAAAGCATGGTTTCCGATTTGAAAGCTATGACCATCCTCCAATACATTTTCAGATGTATCGGTCGATGTTACCTCATAGACCCATGCTTGTTGAGGTGATGTAATATAATGAGCAGAACTAAAATCTCCTAATTCCGATACATTTCCATCTTGGTCTAAAACATCCTTGATATTATATATACCATCAAGCTCATAACTTTTTTCTAAATCAAAAGTTCCATTCTCATCAGTATCTACACCCAACCTTTGCTGAACATAATCATAAGGCACTATTGAACTAAAAAATCCATCAAAATATGTTCTATCTACATATTCCCAATCATATGTTTCTACGGCTTGAACTGATAATGAAGATAAATCCATTGGTGGGCAATTAGTATAATTACCATGCCATTGGTTTACCCCATGAGGCATCCAATATTCCCATTGCACCTCTTCTCCATCATGCTCCTCAGACATATCATGAGGGTGAGCTAGGGGCTCCGCCATTGGAGATGCCCATAAAGCTTCTGCCTGAGATATGTAAAGAGGATACCAACCATCAATTACTAATGGCTTACCCCATTCCCTAGCTTTAATTATCTTTGGCTTATTGGGACTAATTTCGATAGAAATAACTGAAGGAGTAAGGGGGGAAGTAATAAGTTTGCTTACTACATATTGTGGCTCTAATGGTGGCTTTGGGTCCCACGCACCATCTCCATCCTTATCTAAATCAACAAGGTCAATAATTCCATCACCATCTAAATCTGCATATCCTTCACACCATGCATGAGAATATTTTGGTTCATATATAAATGATATTTTATCACCTACAGCAAATTCATATTGCGTGGATTCTATTGTTACACGATTATCTTCTGCTGATAATACATTAAACCTTTCCTCTTGATTGAAGGCATAAACTCTACCACCCTCATCTAATGTTCTTTGTATAATTAAATTTGTAATATCATCTACAATCATTCTACAACGCTTGCACTAACTTCTTTCGGTCTCCATGGCTCATGAGACACAACATATGTAGATTGATCGACCATAATATTTCCAAGGCTTACTACTGTTAGGTTTTGGTCAGCCAATCTTTTTCCATCTAAATAATCACAAAAATCTCCAACTACTATTTCATGGCTTCTTACTTTTTGAGCATAATGAGCTAATTCATAAAGTGTATCAAATTCTGCGGGAGCACCTGCCCGTAAATCTAATATTCTTTGATCTACTATTCCATTCGCCAAGCTTACAACACTAGAAAATGTGCCTACATTTATGCTTGGAACAAAATCATCAATAAGACTAGAAGGGATGACACTTCTTTGTAAACCACCCGCACCAATAAAGCTTACTTGCCCACCAAGAGCTTTTTCAATTATTGCTAATTCTAATATTAGCGTGATATTGCCTTGGGCTTCTGCTATCTGCTGTGCATATTCAGTATTTAACAAGAGACTACCAACATAGCATAATCTCCCCTGATCATCATACATTTCATCCCATTTATCCAAATAGGATATATAATTGCCATAAGGCTCATCATCATTCTTTAAGGCTAATACAAATTTTGAATCATCATCTAACTGATGTGTATCAGATATATCTTCATCATTTTCTCTGCGATAGTTATGCCTTAAATGTACTCTTACCTCTAAGGTATCTCCCTGTATGAAATTATACTCTTCATCACTATTATCGGATTCCGAAAGAACGAAGGCACTAGCGGGATTATCTAAATTAATAAATATATCTTGGTGGAAAGCCTTCATCTTTCAGCAACTCCTACATATTCTATGGTTAATAATGGATTTCCACTAGAAGTATTTATTGCATGAACTCTGACGGGCTTACCATCTACTAAGATTTTTTCCCCCAATTTAGGTAAAAAATTGAGATTTTCTTTCTTTAATATTATTGCTCCATCAGCTTGCTCGGTGACACCACCTATATCTAATTGTGCCAATGTTTCGGCTTCTGCTGGTAATGCCGAAACATTTTGTCCCGACACTACCGCATTTACCTTTAAAAACAATAAATGATCTTCAAACGCATCTGCTATAAAAGATGTTATAGCACTCACTTCTCATTTCTACCAACTGACTATTAAACGCCAGTTTCGTCCTCAAGATCAAGGTCACCTACTTCATAGAAGGCATTAATTGTATAGGTTTGACGAAGACGGGTTCCTGCATTGTCAATAACTAGAACAGGATTTCCTCTATTAGTAATAAAGTTTTCGGGCTGTTGCTCGACAGACTGACCTGTGATATGCTGTACATAGGTTTCAAGCATACCCCAAACAATCTTTCTCGCATCATTAACTTCACTATCAAGCAAGCTATGAACATCGGATACTTTAACGCAAAGATAAGAAGAGCTGAAATCCAATGTGGAAGGAACAAGATCAGCACCACCCGCAAGATTAGTAGAATTGACAACTGAAGGAACAGAAGTATCACCACCACTTGCAACTACAATCGCACTTGTTTCAGCAGTATTATTAATCAAATTAACAACCGCCTGAATGCCATTCGTAGGATTTTGTCCTGATGGCTCGGCTCCCCCCGCAAGAGAAAATTGCGAATTAACAGCTTGAGTTGCTCCACTTCCTGATGCAACTGCTCCAACATCGACAAGAGCAACGAGAGAAGCATTCCAAGAGGTTAAGGTGTCGGTAAGTAAATCATGGATATCTTGATTGCTATAACCCGAACCACCATTACCTGTAGAAATATCATCAACGAGACATACAGCAATGTCACCATCTGTTGCATTAACTTTTACTTCATTTTGACTAACATCAACTACATTATCAATAACACTAAATTGAATGTCATCACCATACACGCCAATATTTTTAGCAGTAATCGAAAACGAAGAATTATAAGTGCCTGTTGATCTTGCTCCACCAAAGGCGGCTACAAAAGCATCGCGAAAGGAAACTGTAATTTTACCTGTATCTGAATCATAATCAGCACGATCACTTCCACCATTATTCTCAATTACTTCGATTTGTACGCCATTTCCATCAGCGCCCGCCTCTACTGCCTCAATGGAAACCTTGGTAGCGGGGCTACCTGAATAAATTTCTAAGCTTGCCTTAGAGGATGGTGAGCCGATGACTTCATTTAAGTCACCTTGGTCATTGGTGGTGAGATTAACTAGAGAAGGATAAACTTCAGATGTAGGTACTTGTGCCATTTTTTTTTAGATTAGAGGTTAAATTGAATTTTATAATTTTACATTTTGATCAACTATTGATCTAGTTTTCGATATTTGATTAAGCGTCCTTTTGCATACCACGCAACCCACCTATATCTTGTATCGTCTGTTTCTCCATCGCCATCACCATCTGCACTTCCTTGAGGAAGGCTAAGTCTATGTTCAAACAAAGTATTAGCACCATCCGCATTATCAAATACTGCCATTGTTATAGACCCGCTCGCATTGGCAGTCTCTGATACGATAATGTGCGTATTGAGGAAATTTGCGTGCATTATCAATTCCTCAATTAAGCAACATCAAGTGTAAAAATACGATTGGTTGTACCATCAGTAGGTGCTTTAAGACCATACATGATAGTAAGAGCATATTGTTCTTTAGCATCAAATACATCATACTTTCTGCGTAATTGCAATGAAAGACCACTATTTGGCTCAGTTGCATTAGAGATGTCACCAATTTGCATGGAAGCATCAGCAAACTCAGGCAAACGATTTACCATAGCTAATGAACCCTCATATCCCGCAAGGACTTTTTCTCCCCCTGTAAGTGCGCTTAATCCATTGTATGTATAGATAGAAAATCCACCAAGCTGTTGATCAACTAAAGCACGATTAATACCTGGTTTTACATCATAAGTAGCATTACCAATAGTTGTAAGAGTTTTAAGAAGCTGATAATACACAGAATGATCTAAAACCATCCATCGTCCACCTTTAGGCATATTTTCATCATCCATTGCTTTTGCAACATCAAAGATGTCATCTACATCAAAAGATGCCAATGGAATTTGTGTTGTGTTAATTGTGGTATCTGCCGCAAAAGCAGTTTCCAATAAATCTTCAGTAACTTTTTGAGCCAAAGCATGAGCAGAATATTTGGCAGCTTCCGAAATATAGGCAACAGAAGTTTGCTCACGCTCAAGATCATTAAGGTGGAACTTTATGAATTTGTGTTGATCCAACTTAATAGTAACGGCATCAGCATCTTGATCCTCATTTCCATCATTATAAGATTGAACCTTTGCAGTAGATGTGCCATCGCCATCCGCCCAATCTATAACATCACTTTTACTTCGTGTAGAAAAAATTCTTGTTTGCAGACTCTGATTGAAGCGCATCGCTTCTCCACCAAAATCCCTATGGATTGAGCCAAGGATTCCAAGGTCTTGAGTAAAGGTATCTAATGCCTCTTGAAGAATTACGTCAACCGATAGGTTGCCGTTAGGATATTTAGTTGATATACTTGCTAAGTTAGCCATTATTTAAGTCCTCCAAGGATTTTTTCTTTGTGTTGACGATAAAATTTAGTTTTTTCGATTGGGTCTTTTATTTCTGCCCATTCTTTAACGTGGTCAAATTCTTCTTGGTCTGAAGATAGACTGACGGGCTCAACTCCAATTTCATTAAGTTTTTCAGAAACTTTTTTCTCCAAGGCATCCTCTTCTTGAGCTAATAATCTTACTTGACCATCCAACTCTTCATTTTCAGCTACCTTTTCATCAAGCTCCTTTTCAAGGCTTTCTTTTTCTGAACAAGCTTTTTCGATCACAGCATCCTTTTCGGATACTTGCTCGGTTAAAGTTTTTATTTTATCACTAGCTTCATCTAAGAGCTCTTTCAACGAAGATACTTCTCCTAATAAAGTTTCGTGTTCCTCAATGATATTTTTTGCTTCACTCATCACAATAGCTTTCTTGTCTCCATCAATTTTAATATTTATTTTTCTCTACTTGGTATGCGAGCATTTGATACGCATCCTTAAACCCACCAATTACATCCACAAGTTGCACGCCTTTCGCTCTTCTTCCGAGATACACTTGCCCCTGCATTGCTTCCGTAGGAATATCTTTCCTAGCAGACAAAACAGACCCTTTAAAATCTTCATATATATCTTGCACCATTTCCGTTAAATATTCTTTTTGATCAGTAGTTAATGCCGTCCCATCGAATCCCGCACCTTTATATGTAGCTTCTTTATTTTTAATTAACTCCACATGCACACCTTGAGATTTATAAGACTCACTATTATCAATTACAGGTAAATATACACCTATTGACCCAACCTTGGAACTTCCTGATGCAAAAACTACTGAGGCTTGTGACCCCAACCAATATGCGGCACTTGCCATGGTTCCCTCGACTGAGGTATATACAGGCTTTTCTTTATTTAACTTTGCTATTGCCTCTGCTGTTTCCGCTATGCCTGAAGCAGAACCACCACCTGAATCTATATCTAGCATAACTCCATGCACTTCGTCATCCTCAATGAGCGCTTCAATTCTATCTTTGAGTGAAGATGTATCTGTCATTCCAAAATATTTCGCTACATCTTCTGAGATTCCCCTCATTAAAGTTCCTTGAATCGGCACGATAGCAATGCCATCACTTACATAATCCCTTGCTACACTTTCCTCAATATTTAACTCATCCACCCGTCCTAGATTTTCCAAATAATTTTCAAAGGCAAACCGCATACCGATGTATGCATCTTGAGTTATCAGCCAAGGATTATTAATCAGATTCTCTTGTATCTTCGATATTTTCATCATTTTCTTCTTCTTTATCAAGTGGTAACATTGTATCTCCCTGTGAGAGTAAGCTTACAATAATATTTCTATCAACCCCAAGCTCTTTGGCTAGATCATCCGCTTTCTCGAACATATACTTTATTTCTTTCGATCTTTGCTGACACTCAGACTGCCAATCTAAACCTCTCTTTCCAAAGTGTTCCCTTAAGGTCATTAATCCCGCCGACACATCTTCTCTCTCCTGCATCATTTCCCTTCCCGCATCTATAGTTAATTGTGCGGGTGCTTGGATTCTGCATTTATACCAATTTTTAGTAGGTGATAATTTTCCACTATCTATGGCATCTGCAATGACCATTGCCCAAACTCTTTTTACGAATTTGTGAAACAATCTTTGCCTTTCATTAAATCTTCTTTGAGCTTTGCCCATAATGAATCTTTGGGCGGGTCCTGTTATGCCAGCGGGGTGCCAAAGAAACTCATAAGGTAATCCCATACCTACAGCAAATTCCCTAATTAAAAATTCCAAGAAACCCTGAAAGGCAGATGATGGTCTATTATAAGAAAAGGGTGTTAATTTTTCACCTTTTTTCAAAACGGGAATGCTACCACTTTGTATTTCATTTACAGTTAATCTTGTGGCATTCTCCTCAATATCTTTTACATTCCACGCATCGGGATCAGCTTCTCCTGTCTCTGATTCTAAAACAGCAGCAATAGTGGAAAGATTCTTTACGCCCTCTTTTTCATACTGCAAAATATCCTTTATATCACGCACATGATTCATCGCGTGCTTGATAGCAGGTAATCCTCTTTGCTGATCTGCCCTTTCGGGATCAAACAATAACATTAATGCCGAAGATGGTATCTTTTTCGCCTTGGTTGTTTTGGGAAAAAACTCACCATAAATTGATTCATCACTAACCAAATAAGAAGTAGCTCTACCATATTTATTAGTTTTTACTCCATCTACATAACCTGAATCAGTTTCTAAGAAATCTCCAATTCTATGAGATTCTACTAATTGCAATCTGAAACCCGAGGCTCTGACAAACATGATTCCGATGTCTCCGTCCCTGTCGATCGCAACCGAAGCCAATCTTTGTAACTCTTCAAAACCATATCGTTGCCCCACATCAGCATAAGTGCTCCAATCCTGAAACAAAGCCTCAGCTTCCATATTCCAATACGCATCATCAGAGACGGCTTGGGGGGTAAGGGGAAATGAATATCGGGCGAGGTCATTTATTGCACATCTAACTATACCATCATTATCATAAAGATACCTAGAAAGGGAAGCCATTTCTTTCCTGCTCCAACTAGAATTAGCCCTACCTGATTTGAATGTATATGGAACATCTTTCCTCTGCCTAGACCTTTTTATTCCTTCCCAATAAGTTGGGTGATACGCACTTGGCTTTTCCCTCTCTATCGCAGATTTTCTAAATATTTTATCTAATAGGCTCATTTAACTATTATTTTTTCCCACTCACTATCCACGGACAATGGGATGGTGGATGAGTTTTTTTGTATATCATGCTTTACACCTGAATAGTCATAAATTGCCCAACGACCATTCTCTTTGATTATTTGATTTTGATAATCCCTATCAGCCCAATAACCATTAGTTAAATTAATAGAGCTAACGCCTCTATTATAATAAAATATGTCATCATTAACTGAATTACCAAATATTGGGGCTAAATCAAAAACTTCTACAGAATCTAGGATTTTAATTTTTCGGATAGCTTCCACCCTACTTCCATTTGAATTATATGCTTCATACCTAATTTTATGTTCTCCCACATGAGTCATAATTGGGTCATCTAATCTTGTAACTTCTAATGTGCCCTCAACGGGATCATATGCAAATGCGCCTGTATCCACAAACTGCTCTTCAGGATAATAAATTTGTTTTCCTAACTTTATTTTAATTACTATTCTAGCCATGGCAGGATTGTAATTAGGGATAAGTCTCTTTACTGACTTCCCATAAACATCAGGTAAGGCTTTTTTTAAAGCCACTTCAACTTCTTTTAACTCTTGGACAATTTCTTGGTAAGACAATAGGGCTTTCTTTCCCATTTTGCCACCCATATCAACCTCTGCGAAACGCGAGCCTTTTCTGGCTTGCTCTAAGGCTTCAAATAGCTGATCCCTAATCCTTTGGAGATCAGCAGTTGGTAAACCAATGTAATGTCCTTTTATAACCATCTCATTTAAGCTCTTCAGTCTCCACTACTTCATATTGAGTAATTAGTTTATTAGCTAATGATGCCACAACGATCATTAATTCACAATCAAACATATGATTGTCCTTCCTGACAGGAAGCCATTCATACTTTATTCTTCCTTTTATGTCTTGAATTTGAACTCTTTTTTCTGCTGTTACCTGTCTCGTATACTCATTACATGTATCTTTTGCAATACTCCATTCTCCTATCATTCCTTGAATTAACTCTGCTAACATATCTTTTACGCCATCATTAGACCAAAGAAACAATCTAATCGCTTTATGAAGACCATGTTCTTTAGTCCCAATGCCTACTTCAGCTTTAGTCCATGTCCAAAGTTGAGTGCTAATTCTACCCGTCTTGGCATTTCTGTGTCTAAACCCCGCATTACCCGAACCCTTCATAGGCTTCCACCCATGTCTTTGGCAGAACTTATAAACAGATGCAGAGTCAAAACCTGAATCGACCATGCAATTATCTGAATGCACATTATTTCTTTCAGCGGCTTCTAATAATTCTACATCACTCTCAGCCCTCCCATAATCTATTAATCTTGATTTGGCGCCTTCTTTTGCAAAGGCTCTTACTACATACCAATAGTGCATTCCTCCTTTTGCTTGTTTGTCGGCTGATAAAAATCTTATCTCTTCCTCCTCCCATTCATCACCAAGCTTATATTCTCTTGCCCTAGATTTTAATTGACCAAAATCTTCAAAATCACCCAAACGATCCTCCCAAGGTTCACCCAATGATTCGTTTATAAAATCCTTTAATGGCGACGTATCTCCATTATGTGTCGATTGCTTAGCCAATAAAAACTCTTCGACTAAATCTCTCCATTTTACCCATGGTGGCAATAAAGCATTCCAATGATAACTCCTTCTATTCTTTGGGGCATTTTCATTTAAGGGTATATATTTACCACTATTTACAAAATATCTTCTGTCTAGTGGCACATCTTTATAAACTTCACCACACTTACATTGAAAATATATAGTCTTACATAATTCATCAAAATTATAACCCCTCTCATTCTTAGTAAGATCATTTTCATCCCATTTCATGAACTCCCATTGCATTGGGTAATATTCAGAGCATCCCCTACATTGGAAATGCCATACTCTTTGATCACCTTGCAGATAAGCCCTATGAGTTGCATCATTATACATATCGGGAGTAGAAACTATGCATCTTCTAGCATTCCAATATGCCCTTGTCCTCTTCAGAACCATCTCTAGTGCACCATCGGGGTAATTTCTTACCTCATCCAAGAACAGCCAACGAACAGGCTTGGACTGCAATCTTGATGGCGAGGATGAACCAACCACACCTAATGATGCTCCCTTGAGGTGAACCTCCATCTTATTTACTGCATTTCTATCATCTATTAGTTGGGCTACTACAGGATCACATGATTTTATTGTTGGAATAAGCCTTGTCTTCATCAAAAATGCGGCTTCTTCAGCAGTTGATGTAACCCACATTGACGGGGCAGGCTCTTCCGCTAATGCCCACATTAATAGGCATATCATTGTTTGTGTCTTGGCGGATTGGGCGGAACACATAACACTAATATCTGATATTTCATTATCAGCAAAACACTCCATTAATTCTCTTACCCAAGGCGATATATCGGACTTCCAAAATCCTTGATATGGAGATGTTGGGTCTAACTTAACACTTTGCTCTGCCCACTCCCATGTTGTTCTTGTGTCGGGTGGCTTCCAACCTCTTTTTGCTGATGCTTCTACTATTCCCATATTGGGGTATATCTACACAATCTCTACATACTTACCTTGCAAATCTAAACCATAACTTTAGATTTTCATGGTTAATCTGCTCTTGTTGCTTCATACTTTAAATGATATGTACTTAAATCTTTAGGTACATCTAGGTAAAACCTTATCCAAACAGCACCCAATGGTTTTGGTGGTCTTCCTTTCTCCATGTGAAATCCTGAATCCTTCACTCCATATTCGTTTTTATATGTAGGTATTTTAATATGAAGTTGCTCATCGATATATTCAGTACCGTCAAGGGTAATCCTACTGCGAGCATTAGTAAAAAACCAAGAGTCATGCGTATGCCCTGTAGCGACAATATTAGCGTCTGGGTGTGTAACGCCCATACGATTCGCACCAATGACTCCTTTGGTGACGGGTCCACCACCTCCTGCTCCGTGGAACATGTATAGCCATACATGCTTCGCAATCTTTTTAAACTTTCCCTGTTTGTCTCTACTTCTTGCCCGAAACCCAATCCAATTTGCGATCTGTCCTGACTTAATTCCTGAGCCCGTTCTTCCATTAATAAGATCAACCAACCTTTGAGTGAGGTCAGTCTCCCTGTGCTTATATACTGCTGTTTCATGGTTACCACGACCCATGACAAGTATGTTCTTACTATAAGGTTCAAGAAATTCCGAGTAGGTATCAACAAGGCTATCAAGATAACTACCTGTTTTATGTTTTTCTTTAATATCATTTTTACTTGCTCTAGGATCACCCTTGCCCTGCATGGCACAAAAGGCATCTCCATTATCTAATATAAAAGCATTCCTTTCTATTGCTTGTTGTAAATGTTTTTTTTCTAAGAAATTATCTGAGTGGGGATTATCATGGTGTGCATCACTACGCAATAAACACCAAAACTCCTGTTTGGATATATCTTTTTCACCAAAATCTAAATCTATGAAGAATACTCCTTCATTTTTTTTTGTTACTTTAAATGCATTTTTATTAGACATTACACACCTCCTATTGGTATTTTTATTATAGGGTTAATGTCATAGCTCTGTTGTCTCTTTCTTTGCACTTGTGAATTACCTGTATCAAACTGCACGATACTGCTTCCCCATTTTTTTCTTAGCATATCATTGTGATTCATTTCCGTCTTAATGTTTCTATATTCTGCACAGCCCCCCGCAAGCGTTGCCTGATCGCAATCATAATGATACATATTTAATCTAAGGTTTCTTCTATACTTATTTAAGACCTGTAAGGTCATATCATAATCTTCCTTTAAATATATTTTCTCATCATACCTTAAGTCATTTTTATGATGTGCTTGAAAAGGTCCGCCTATATACTGCCTTGTGCCAAACGGAGTATATTCCCGATAAGACCCTTTATCACCTATGCAATTAAGACCCCAAAACCTGACATCTAAATCCTCTGCCAACTGACAGCCTTCATACATCATATTATAAGCACCATCTTCATCTAATTTTTTATGATCACCACCATTCCATCTGCCAAAGCAATGAATATCATCATCTAACAAAATAATATGATCTTCCTTTGCTTGATCTAATATGTAATTTCTTACCCTTGAGAGGTTTCCTTGAGCAGAATCAGGCACAATCCATACCTTATCATGAACGCCCGCGTAATCATCTTTTTCAGATTCACGCACAACATAAACAACATCCTTCAGGTACTTGTGTGTTCTACATAAACCTGATCTTTTATAGGTAGGAGAATATATTGTATATTTCATTTTCGAGCTTTCATTATTTGCATCCATCCCGCAGGGTCTCTATTACCTGACACTTCAGAAAAATTATTATCCAATATATCAAAAACTTCACCAAGCATTTGATTGGATTCATCCTTCAGCATTGTTCTATGCCACTCCACAACAATAGATTCAATGCTACTCCAATTCTGAATATGCTTAATAATATCATATTCGGAAGCTTCACAATCCATTTTTATTTTATTAGGCTTATACTGCTCTATTAAATCATTAATATTTACGGCATCAACTATAACTCTTTTCCTCCCCCTTTTGGGTATAATGGTGTCCCCATCGCGCCTTGACCCATTATTTATATATAACTCAATTTGTGAATCTCTTCTTCCCAATACAGCTTTTCTTAATGGGATTACTGATCCCTCCCTTTTATTTTGATTTATATTTTCTACAGCTAAATTAAAATTTTCTTCCTCTGGTTCAAAGCCTATACACACCTTAGCCTTACTCCCATAGAAGACACTAAAAGCACCTATGTTCATTCCTATATCTAAAACTACATCATCCGAACCGACCTGTAACCACTTCTGATATGTAGAAGGATGGGCAACTTCATTTATAACCCATAAATCAGACTTATTGTCTCTATAAGTAAATTTCTTTAAGCCAATATATTTAGTTTCAACTTTCATTTAATTCCTTTAAATAATCCGCCCCTTTAATAACCCTACCTATTCCCTTACTCCAAGGTTTGCCATTTGATCTCTTGGAGTGCACCGAATCTAAATCAAAGTGAGTTTGAGCCTGCAACCAATCAATCTCATTATCAAAATATAAAACTACATAATTATTGGATTCATTTAATATTTCTGAAAAAACAACTTCAGGCTCCTCCTTTTCATCATCCTCTGTAAGTTCAGCTAATACATCATCTTCATTGAACCCCCAATCTATTAAATCAGCACTCTCAAAATTATTAGCTAACAAATCCCAATCCCATTGCCCACCATTTTTATTTAATCTTACATTGAGTTCTTTTTCTTTATCTAATGGCAACTTTACCTCTACGCATTGAATATCTTCATTACCCAATTCGCTCCATATCCTCAATCTTTGATGACCACCTATAACAACACTTTCTCTATCCTTGTGCATATTTACCAATATTGGCTCTACTACACCGAACTCTTGAAGGCTTTTCTTTAAGTCCTCATATTGTTTTTTAGTTAGCTCTCTCGGATTATATTCCGCTGGTTTTAAATCGATTATTTTTCTTATTTGTACTTTCATAGTTTTTTGCGTTGACCTCTACCTTTTATGCCAAATTTTTGAGAGAAATTAATAGCTTGTTTGCTTAATGATTGCTTGAATACATTTATTCCTTTTTTCTTTGCAATCTCTGATAATGGCTCACCATTAAATAATTCGGGTCTAATAACCCAACACATTGCTATAGCTTTTCTCATAACGGTTTTACCATATCCTTCTGAATTTTTATCACCCATTGTTAACCATGTTAATATTTCTCTCAAAATTTCCCCCATTCTTTGCACTTCTTCGGGTTCATAGTTATCTGCAAATTCTTCATCGACTTCATCATATGGAAAATTATGGCATTGCCCCTCCCCCAAGGCATTTACCTTAGATTCATCAAAATGATATAAGGAACTATTTTTCCCCATCACCTACCTTTTCTTTTTCTTCTGTGATTATTTTATTCTTTGTTTCTGTGTTACTGTGTGTCATCCATTCATTTTCATGTAAAGACCTTAATGCATCCACAATAGATTCTTTTATTATTTTTTCAGCCTCCGCAATACTTTGACCCACAACTTGTGGTGCTAGGGAAGAAGGCAATGAAAGTAATTCTCTTTTAGCTTGTTGCACCATCTCCGACACTTGCTGATCTATATCCACATTAGGCGTGTATTCGCCTTTTAATATACCAACTTGTATCTCTAGCTTCTCATTTTGTAGCATCATGCTACGAATCTGCTCGGACTCTTTACTTACTATATCTCCCGCCCTCGCTCCATGCAATTCCTTCCAATCCACAACTTCCCTAATGCTGTATCTACCATCAGGTCTTTCCTTCGGGAATGTTTTGTCTTTTTTCCATCTCTGAATTGTTTTTCTGTTTACTCCAAGAGCTTTCGCTAACTCTGATTGATTTTTGGCATACGATGTCCCTCCGAAATTATTAACCAATAGATCATCGACATCATCTATGTCCCCCTTCTTTTTTATGTACCCAACATAGAACTCTTGCTCTTTTTGGGAGAGCGGCTTCCCGCTCATCATCTTGGCATTCAATAACTTAAACTGCTTTGCTTCAAACGCTTCTAAATGCTCCTTTGTGAATGTTTTCTTTTGCATTAGTCAATCTACTTATCATATTAAATTAATTAATAAAAGAACTTTTTTCATGAGACATTTCATTTTTTTTATCACAGACGGACACTACACCCCATCTCCCGAACCCGCATGCGGGATTTACGAAAAAAAAGATTCCTTAGTTTGTGAAAATTGACCGTGAAATTTGTCCGTACAATTTTTCCGTACAATTTTTAGTAAAAAATTAACCGTTAGCGATTTTATTATATTTTTACCAAATTACTAATTTTAGTAATACCATTAAATTTACTAATTTGACCAAAATCACATAAAAATATTTTATTATATTTTTACTTAATTTACTAATAACTTTTTTTATCTTAGCAATATTCTAATAAATCTTTACCTATAAACAAAACTAATTTTACCTATTAGAAAAATTATAAAAAACGATTTGATATGATTTGAACTTGACTCAATATAACACCCATAGCCGTCCCTAGGGATGATTTAAATATCAAATACGATACTTACCATTCATGACAAATAAAAACGATTTTAACCCTATTTAATGAGGGAATTTACCCACAATCAAATCATCAATAACACTCAACTTACCCTTTGGACTAAAAAAAAGGATCGGGAAACCCCGATCCTAATTGGACTAAAAAAAAGGATCGGGAAACCCCGATCCTAATTTAGAGACTAGATTTAGATTAATCTAAGAGATGATCATAATATCCCGATTCGACTTTTTCCACGATATTATACCCCGAAACCCCGAATCCTAACTCCAACCCTAGAGAATGACGACCTATTCCCTCTTCATTTCTTCTTCTTTTAATTTCGGAAATCAAAGAAGGATCTTCTTTTAATCTTTGGACATGCGCACCCATTCTTCCCCTTACCTTACCATTCGATCTTGAAATTGATCCCAATGATCCAACGACTTGGGAAGAAAAACCGAATAACTTGATCAAAGAATAAATTTGATCAAATAACCCTTCTTCTTCTTTGGATAACTCACTTTCTTTCAAGATACCTTTTTCTAACGAATCTAATTTGATCAAAGGGGATTTCTTAATCACTCCTAAAATTCTCTTCTTTTCCTTTTCCTTAGATTCGATTTCCTTTTTCTCTTCGATGATTTTCAACTTCATAGACTCTAATTCATTTTCTAATTCTTCGATATTTTTCATATTACTAATTTTGATGATTAATGATTCCCATAACGTACGGGAATTTCAAATTAACTAATTTCATAATTTACTAATTTTGACGATAACAAAATTTTTTACTTATGATATTTTTACCAAAGATTACTTGATCCTGGATATCCAACAACTTTTACCAATTTTGATAAAATATAATAAAAAATATTTTATTATTTTTATTACAAATTTACCAAAAAAATATTATGCGTCCAATTTTGTGTCCGTACAATTTGTCCGTTTTGCTAATGTAGTTGGTTGGGTGGTTTGTAATGTTAGTAATGGCGGTTATTTCGCAACTTTGTAAGTATAGGCTGATTTTGTGAGTGGTTGCATGTACCCACGCATATAGGCGCACATATCCGTTGCCAGTTTGTACGCTCTGCACAGACCCCCACCCGTAAAAAAAGGGGAGGGGCACAAGCCCCCCCCCATAATCATCATTAGTAATCTATCGGAATAATCCCGACACGAAATCGTATATTACTCCACCACCAACAGCACCACCAATGAACTTAGCCATATGATGACGGAGAATACTTATTATTAGCTTAATCATCTAACCTAGCTTGGATGCAATCACCAAACGGAGGACTAAATCTTTCGGCACTCATCTCAGTGAGTATCCATATGACATCCATATTTGGCTTATCCTCTTTATACACATGACAATAACCATCAGTTACGATAATTAAACCTCTAGGGGGATTGAGCGACTTACCCACATACTCAAACACGGGTGTATAATCCGTACCCCCTCTACCTATGGGCTTACTTATTTCACTAGGTGATGATATATACTCAGTCTTCTGTACCTCGCAATCAAAATACATAACACCTAATTTAATATCACTTTGCTCATTCTGCTGATAACACTCTAGTGCATTATAGACCTCCGTGACGGCTAATCTTAATTGATCTACACACATGGAGGCAGATGTGTCGATGGCGATCATAATTTCACCATATCCATCATTATGCATACTAGGCATGATGAGATCATACTGCAAATGTACATCATGAGGATATAACCAATTATAATCAGCTTGGGATATGCCTTCAATCCAACGACTAAGTATATCTCTCCAACTAACTTTCTTTTCATAGCTTCGATTTATTTCTTCCTCGATAGAATTAGGCATCTTACCCCTCTTCTTGGCTTGTTGCATAGCTTGATTAGTTGCAATATCCTGAGCATTCATCATTTCTTGAGGTGATTCCATAACCATTGGGTGATCTTCGACTTCACCCATACCACCATTAGGTGAATACTTCTTAGATACGGCATCTATTGCCTTACTTCTCGCATCACTATCATCATCCTGATTGGCATCACTTGGAGATTGATTCTGATCTTGGTTATTATCATCGTCTTGATCATCATCTTGGTCATCATCTTGATTTTGCTTATCCAACTCATTTGCAATTTCTTTTAATAGACAGGCATAGATATACTCGGCATCAGCACCATTCCCATATTTATTATCCACATCATAAGTACCCTCTTTGGGCAATTTGAACGGACTACACTTCAGGTGCTTATTGATAGCCATATCACATGCGACATTCCATATCTTATGATCTCGACTGCCCCTACGCAGATTGTGCTTATTTGTGAGATGGAGAGCTTCGTGAGCTAGGACGGTCATTCTCTCATATGGGTCTAACTCACAAAACCAATTTGGATTTACTTTAAGCTCAACACCATTAACCGCAGCAGTATAACAAGATCGAGTGACAATCAATTTCTGCTTCAATATGATTGATGCAAAGAATGGTTGATTTACTACCAACTCCCTTAAGTCTTGACGAATAATTTTCTCTTGCGGAGTCATTAAGCTTTCCTCAAATATGTGACCCACAAATTATAAGTATCACTATTCTTGAAATCATCTTTATGAATACTTTCCGCATCCAATATCAATACTTGTTGAAACTCAGCAGGGAAATTAGCTTCACACCACTCATGAATATTGGCACGATGATCCGCATCACATCTCTGTGCTAGGGATGACGCAAGTGCATACATACTAGCAGGGGATGACGGACACTCACCCTCGGCTCGATTTGCGATACTATTAGGTAAATCACCCAACTCATCGAACAGATCAATAAAACCTGCGAACTCTAGGGTGAATGCACGACCGATAGCACCCTCGAATATCTCCATATCAGTCTTGGGCGAATAACCTAGATTCATCCAATCACCAATACTTGCCACAGTACGAGGACTTGGTTGCTGTACGAGATCATTACCATTATCATCTACTTTGTTAGGGTCAAAATCTAACAACAATTCTTGACCACGGAAGTGTATGAATGCAATAAGGATTGGTGGCATATCATTATCATGAGCCCACTTCACCCAATCATCTACATCTACGCTAAAATTGATAACACACTTTTGGCGAGATATGAGGGGAGTGATTAGACCATTGACACCCGCACGATCACCTCTTCGGTTAGTGGCGGCGATAAATCTTATATTATCAGATATACGCTTACCATTAACTTCTCGTTGCAGGAACAACTGCATCATAGCTTTTTGAACTGACTGACTAGCTTGACCTAGATCATCATAAAAGAACACGGTGGGTTTATCCGCATTGAGCATAATATTAAGGTCACCATACGGAACAAACTCAGCATATGATTTATTCTTATCCTCCTCATTGCGAAATAAGCATGGAAGACCACGAAAGTCAATAGGCTCCATACATATTGCATGACGAACATACACATCATATTCTTCTAGTGCTTGTTCAATGGTTTGTGTCTTACCAACTCCTGGTTCACCTACGACTAGGATCGGCATATTATTATCTACGCTCTTGCGTACGAATGGGATTACTTGTGATGATTTCATATTATTACTTATTATTATTATTACGCTACTCCACCCATGGCATTTTTAATGGATTCAACTGCCTGCATGGAATTATTTAGGACTTTATTACGCTCAGATGTATCATTCCTAATTTTATTTACATCTAAATTATCTGGTTTAATGAGTTCCTTAACATCCTCAATTACTTTACTTAAAGTGGGATCATCCAAGACATTAAGTTCAGGTGCTATATCAATGATCTCTTGTAGCTTGGTGACAGCAGTTTTATGAAATCTAGCATCGGGATTTAATAATCCACCCTCACCATCCGTACCCTGTAAAAGAGTCATAAGAGATGACATCATTCTGCTAACTACATCATTGGTGGATTTCCTGACCCTCTCAATAGTTCTAGCTTCGATCTCTTTCTGTAATCTTTCTCTTTCTTCATCCGATACAACATTGATACGCAGATCACTACCCTTGGGCATAGGAGCTACCTCTAGGTCGAAATTAAACTTGCTCTCAATCTTGTCTGGGTAATCTTCTTCATTGAACATGCCATTCAATCTTCTTTGAGCATCAGATTTAATCCTTGGATATTCCTGTGCTAGTTCTTGGACTGCGACTAAAAAATCATTCTTTAAGCGATTCATCTCGGTATCAAACTCTCGGAAGCATGAACTAGGGAGCATACGCTGACCTTGATCATTCCATGGTAGAGTAAACTTATCACGTAAAGCTTTAGCTTCATTACAGATGCGATTTATTTTTTTGAGATCAGCATTCTGAATGATGACCTTACTTACTCTAGCACTACCCCTTTCCATTTGGTGATGATCGGTGAGATTATTACTTTGGGCTTTATCTACTTTCGATGATCCGATGCGACCCATACGCAAGGATACTAACATAGCGACATTACTTATATCTTTTCTCATATTATTTATTGGTTTATTGGTTTGACTGCATTGAGATACGCACTCTCAATTACAATGTAATTATTATCATACATTAGGGATTCGTAGTCACCACCATCATCATCTTGAATTATTATTTTTGGTGATTTGATTTCCGATTCCGTTACACATTTAGTTATAAACTCATTAACTCTGACATGCACTAAAATAGTATTATCATCATTTACGATTATCTCATCCAATGGCAGTACAGAACCATCATTTAGATATATCTCAGTATTTGGTACAATTACTTTTATACTCATAACAATTTAACATTTGGTTGTGGTTCGGGGTTTATTAATTCATGATGAAGTAACTTTTTTTCATCTACCCATTCGTCGGGTGTGCTTAAATACCTAGCTAATCTAGCTTCGGGCGACTCAAACTGACCCCATACTGCAAAACCAAGAGCATTTTCTCGTAATGACTCCTTGATATTAATAATAGGCACGATAAAGAAACAATTATTCATGATATCTAGCTTCTCTTTTAACGTGCATGTCAGATGTTCATTTTTATCAGTTGCTGGCATTATTACTATTTGACTTTTATTTTCCGCGATACAGATGAAATTATCTGTACCGTCAGTAAATGATTTACCCTTATATTTTAATTCACTCATATTTTTTATTACTAATTTGATTTATTTGATAACAAACTACATTATATCATTTGTCCCACCTTAGTTGGGAGAAAAATCTTGAGAGTAATTTTAAAACTCGATCATTGGTTCTAAATTCCCCTCAAATATATCATCCCATCCATCTGCAATGACATCATATGCATCATAATGGTTATCAAATACATGAAACCATTGCTTGTGATGATATGTAAAATATCTTGAACAATTCTTTCTTGGTTGAGATTGATTGTGATAACCAATAAAGAAGATAGCACTCCATTGCTTTTTGCATGAATGACCTTTATCAAGAATATTTAAGCTTACGCTTAACTCTCGGTTATTGAATCGAATTGAGAAATCGAAATTTAATAGTTTAGTTTTCATATTATTATTTGTAGGCAGGTAAGGATGACTCAAACCTCAAACGGCAAGCAAAGGTTGTAATCAACGCCCTTTCGTAAGGTTATGAAGTTGTCGAATATCCATTGATCCGCTTGTTCTGCGGTCTTACAGCAGAAAATTGCATGGTCTAGATTTCCGTCATTTTTGAATACGACAAATTCGTCAGTATCTTCATCGTGTGAGTAAGCTATTTTAATTAATTTGGTTTTCATATTATTTTTACTTTTTCAGCCCACATGATTTTTGATACACGCAGAACTTGTTTAAATAATTCTCGTTGCAAAGTAGTTTGATACCAATTTATAAATTGGCTTATACTATCAAACTCCTCTAGTTTTATAAGTATATTTGTTATATTTTCATAGTCTTCATCTCCTGTGTGTATGTTGGTTATTGGTAGGTTTGGTTCTTCATCAAAGAATGGAGTAGCATAGAACATATACTCCTCGGTATATTCGTTGCTTGTTCCCACATTTCGTAGGACAGGCGCCCAATACATTAAGCTACCCGATTGACTGCATAAATCAGCCCTGAATAAAACATCTAATATTTTGATATATTCGCATTTAGTTCTTACGGCATTAAGCAAATCATTGTAAAGCTTAAGCTTATAATCAATATCCTGTAACTTACTTAATGGCGCTATCATTGCAACCTACCTCCATTAGGAGTTTGTATACGCAATATAGATGACTGACCCTTGCGATTTGTAGCACCATGAATATAATTATATTGGTCATCATTTAATACCATTAACTCACCACCTGTCTTGTGTGTATAGCACATGATACCTTTTTTCTTTGGGGGGTCTTTTTTTACAGGAGGTGGTAAATGACCTAACAAATCTTTTATATCAAATGGTTTATAAGTCATTTAATTGACCCTCCACACTTTTTGCAGTTTGAGAGACGAGCGATACTTGGATTTGAATGTGTCATAATATAATGGATTGAATTACTAATTTGAGATTTGATAACATAATCCCATTATATCATTTGCCCCCTTGGAGCATCTAGGAAAATTTTGAGAGTAATTTAAGACCCCGATCTTTACGGAGCTAACTCTAGTATTTTTATTCCGATTCTTGGATTAGCAGAAAAGACTTTCTTGAAATGGACGACCGATAATTGGCTATCATCTTTCCAATAGCCACACTCTCCCATGACATCAAATAATCCCTTCATTAAATTATCTGCATCTGGTCGTTTCATATGAGGAACTTCACCAAGAGCAATTATAGACTTCTTTTCAGTCTTATTAAATGGAAAAGCATATGTTACATATATCTCTAACGGACAATTATGAGGAACAAAAGGTCTATGTGGCATTAAATGCACCTTAAGTAAATTTTTTGCTTTGTTGGCATTAGAGCTTTTTTGTTTACCTATAAATTGTCTGCCATCTCTGCTTTTAAGTATTCTTAGGCTTGCTTGGTTTGTGTGCTTGGGAGGAGCAACCTGCATTATAAAATTATGCAATAATACGCGCGAGAATCCGTTGCTACTTTTTTCAATTACCACAGCTTACCCACCCATCGGAATCCGTTGCTACTCTATCATAAAACTTAGCTATATCCACGCATATCTGCTCTTTTAATAATAAAGATACCAAATCAAGACCCACACAATAATGGTCAGACTTAAAAGTCCCATCGAACTCATACGAGCCAACCCCTTTCTCTTGATTCTCTTGGGTATTTATGGATTCTGTCATGACACACTCTACATACAGCCATAAAAGTATTTGGGTTTATGAGATTATGCTCCATGTTCCCTTCACCATCATCGCTCTCTCCATATCTGCCATTTTTATGATGAAGGTCAAGCATACTATTTGGGTTACAATGACAAACCTCACAACCATTAGCATTATTTAAATATATTTTTTTCCTATCCTCATAAATCCTTAACAATTTTGAACGAGTAGATGTTTTTGATCTTTTCCTCAATGGCGTTCTTTTCATTAATTTAATCTATTTGTGGTTGTAAATGTCACAAGATCAAAGAAATCTCTCATTCTTCTAATCATAGGCTCAACTGTTCCCATATTCTTATAATAACTGCTCATATCTTTAGATATAAAATTAGTTGTAATTATCATAGGCTTATGATTCATGGTTCTCCTATCAATTATCGCAAACAAATCTTGCTCCCATGTATCAGATGTCTTTTCTTTTCCCAAATCATCAATACATAAAACATCGCACCTAACTAAGCCTTCTATCAAATCTTTATAAGCATATTTTCTCTCCCTAGATAATAACAACTCATTTTTTAATTCAGATGCATCATACACCCTGCACAACAAACCTCTATGAACCATAAGCTCACGAATCATTAACCATAAAGTCCGTGTTTTACCAACCCCTGTCTTACCATTTAGAATCAAACCCCTTTTACTTAGGGGGTGGTTTAAAACTTTTTGCACCTTTTGATAATTTAATCGAGACATATCAGTCTCTCTCATCGCCAAGGGACAGATCGCGAGATATTCTGATTCTCTTTTTTCAGTAACACTCTTCTCAGTCGACATACCTTCGGCTTCAGCTTTTTCAAGGCATGGATTACATATAGAATACCACGGATACCACAACGCACCACCCATAAAATCAGGCACAATGCATTCTTGCCAAAATTCCTCAATATTTTCTCCACACTCTTTACAATTCTTGTTTCCATTATTTCTTTTATCTCCTTTAGAATGATTCTCTGTTATATTCTTCGTCTGTATGACATCCGATAACTTCATTGGTTCCATTTTTATAATTTCCTTCCATTATTTTTATAATATTTTGTGGCTTCATAACCCAATCAAAGGTGGCTACGAAATCTGCTACTACTCCCGACAGGAAATTACTATTTCCCACTTCGGTGAATAACGAATATATATCCACACCATCTTTTATTGCTGACCTAATTGCCCTTTTTCTTGGCTCTGTCATTTTATTTACACTTGGGACTCTGCTGAGTTTTCCACCTAGATTTTTTGTATTCCCAACTTTCCTGTTCCAAGCTTCTTGAATATTTTTATAATCAAAACTATCTTTTTCTTCCTCAATAATTTCAACCTCACAATCCTTGCTTGTAAGTGTTACATTATTTTTTTCCAAAGACCTGAATATTGGTGCACAATGCTTAAACTTTTTACTTATGCCCCTCGGGTTTTGGAATGATATATAATTTTTTATCCACCACTTTCCATTAGGTAGCTTTATTACCTTTGGAGAAAGCTCATGCAACCAAATCTTTTCATTAACATTTTTTATACGAGTATGAAGTCTTAATAATTCTTCATCAAACTCCCACACACCCGCATGATCCGATCTGTCACAGATATACAAATAGACTAACTTGGTGGCAGGGGATAAACCCCTAAACCACTTGTCATCCCACTTCTCGGTATCAGTGAATATCTTCATCTGATCCCCTGTATATGCGTGTTCCATCTTTATTAGTTCCTACGAATATTAAATTCTCATCCAATATTTCTGATAATGAATCATTCAGTTCAAGCAGGCTTTCTTTTTGCTTTTTTAGCTTTTCCATATTCTCCTGTGTAAACTGAGGGTACTCCAAGAGAACCATGCTCATCATCTCCAACTTTTCTTGCTCTGAAACATTTGGCTGAGCTAAGGTTAATGCCTTACTTATCAGATAATTCTGCCTACTTTTCTCTATTATTTTATTCATATTATTACTATTCATATTATTACTTATTATATCATGCCTCTAAAACATCTCCATTTGATTTGTCATGGGCTTAACTAACCTAATTAGTCTAACACTTCGATTTGTTTCATCACAAATGTCTTCGCCATCTTCAATGATTATTCCAAGTTTTATTAACTCAGTCACGCGAGGTCTGACATTATTCATATCGGGCAAATTTAGATGATCCTTAATCTTTCGATCCGTTGCTACACCTAAATCTTCCAATGCTGATACCACCCTTCTGCAACGAGCAGATAAATCACTCAACTCGTTATATGCCTTCATACTATTATCGTGCATTTTATTTTCCTCCCATTAATCTTTCATAAACTTTTAAGGTTAAATCCAAATCAGTCTTTAAATAAAACTCAGCTGTTTCCCTGTCACCATAAAGATAATCTTGAGCAAATTGAACAGCCTCATAATTATCCATCTTCTTACCTAAACCAAGCAACTTAGCTAACTTATCCAACGATATAAACTCATTATATTTATAACAAGTCCACAACTTCATTGTATCTAAAACTTGTCTATGGAAGAATCTACCATTCATTACAACAGGCGAAATCCTAACACCTAACTGCCAACTTCTCTGCATCAAAAAAGGTATATCGAACCCTTCAATGTTGTGACCTATTATATGACCATAAGTCATACATGCATCATTGAAATTTGCCCAAAAAGTTTTCAGCAGATTCATTTCACATAAATCATGTTGATCGCTTTTTAGACCATCTATTCTCATCCAATGCCATATGTCCTCATCACCTGTATGCCCATATGGATGAAGATAACCTATAGCAACTACTCTTCCTGTGATTGGACTTAATGCAGATTTATCAACTTGCTTTTGCCACCAATCTGCTTCTGCCTCCTGCCATTCTTGATATTTTTGCTGGTAGAATTGCTCTTTTTTGATTGGGTCTTTAAGATTTCCATACTTAGGCTCTTGAAATGCGGGATAAGTGCAATTTTCCTTTACCTTTTTAGGAACTCCCATTGTTTCTATATCAAACACGAAGGTTTGATCCCAATTTTCTATTTCCAACTTTTGCTCTTTGGGTTTTCTTATTTGTGAATAGTCCATAATTTTATCCTCAAAACGGCACATCTTCTTCCAAGTCTTCATCAACTCCTACATGATCCTGTGCGGGATGACTTAAAACTTCTATAGACCAAGGCACTAATTGATGGTATATCTTTTCTTTAAATTCCTTGCCCTTGAGGTTGAATTTTATTAACACTTCATTCCCCTCATCGACATGTTGACCTAACTTCTCAATCCCTTTATCGAAAAGAGTAAACTCTAAAACTGAAGGAAACTGCTCCTCAGTCCTTACTCTGAATTTTACTAGATTTTTATCACCTCCATATTTTATTGGTTCTTCAACGGACACTATATGTCCATGTACGATTGTTGATGTTTTACTTTCACTCATATTATATTTTTCCTCTCTTTTGTTTTTCATTTCTTGATACATTGTAACCTATATCACTTACTATTTGAGCAACTTGCCCAACTCTTTCTCTTGATACATTATTTGCTCTCGCAATATCTGCATAAGATAAATCTTTTTTCATGAGCAAATCACAAGTTATATGTATTGCTTTTGATTTACTACTTGGAACAGACTTATTTTTTTCCTGCCAATACATTTTCCTGTGACGCAATAACTGATGCGTTCCTAGAAGGGATGCTAAAATATATCTTAAATCTAAATAATATATTTTATTAGCATTACTAATATCAGTAAGTGACATTCCATTAAGGAACTCATCCTTAAACTTTTCTTGATCTTCAGCTGACCAACTTTTTCTGAGATATGTTTTCATATTAATTATTCATCCATCTTGGTTTTGATACTCCTTTTTTCCATTCCGCAAATGTCTTCTCATTTATATAATAATTTCTATAGGCTTTTATTGCATCCTTATCATGATACTCTTCAGGCATAGCTTGATAAAATGCAGTAAGTTCTCCTAACTTTATTTTATGCGCCATTGAGGACATTTGAATTATAGGCTCTGTACATGCATGAATTTTTTTATAACGAAACATGAACTGCCTACATAACTCAATAGCATGACAAGACAACCATGCATAATTCGATATACTTTTCCCCGCCCACACACTGCAAGGATGATTTTTATACCCCCCCTTATAATGAGTGCCTGACTTTGTTAATGGCATTTCACTTTCCATTGCACCATTCTCATACAATGCGCATGCCATCATTTGAGCAGACTCCACGATCATTTTAGGAATGTGCTTATCACACAGCATTTGCGCAGAGGCGGTCGGACTTTTATCTAAAACAAATATATTCATGGGTTATACTTTTTTATCTTTTTAAGTAATACATTTTCTTTATCCTTAACCTTATCCTTATCCTTATCCTTATCCTTATCTTGGACACTATCTATAGAGTTTGTAGACCCTATGGATACAGTATTGATACCCTTTATTTTTTCAAGTTCTCCATCTACTTGACTAGCATAATCGGGGCAAGCTTCTCCGCTCAATAGAAACATTGCACCAAGTGCATATTTTCTTGCATAACTAGAAGCTGTACCCGTCATTTGACTATCAGACATACCTGATTGCTTCTTGGGTTCACGGGCATAAGCAACTGATACTATTTCCCTAGGCTCACCTGACTGATCTATTTCTGCACCCAATGCATCTGTAATAACAGCACACGATTGGATATAAACACATTCACATTTATCAATCAAGGTATCCGTTAATCTTAATAATAGATTATTTTCTGCCAACAGTGGCTTAATTTCAGACAATATATCTTCTACATTTCTATAGTTATAACGACCGAAATCATTCTTACTACCCTTTTGGGCAATAAGCCTATTTTGAACATTTTGCAACCTCATCTGCATTGATGTGTTGACTTTACTTTCTTCACTCATATATATTAACCTCCTATTCATATTATTACGACCCCCCCATGAACTGAATTACGGATCACGGGGGGGTTTTCTATTTAAGAATACTTTTTATAAAAGGATTGATTGAAAGACAAGAAAAAAATAATTTTTTTTTATTTATCCAACTTCTTATTATTATCCTCTAATATTTTTTCTTCACTTTGTTTTGGCAATTCGCCTGGTATATGATTGTAAAAAGGAATATGTCTTTGGCGTAAATGACCTATGCACTCACCGCTAACTTCATGGTAAGCTTGTGCATGAATATAATCTTCCCATATCTGTTCATCACCGTCTCCTCTTTTTCTAACTATATGGTCACAAATGGAATGTGTTGTAACGCACATATTAATTTCATTAGGCTTCCAAAATGCAAAACCCATATAAAGGTCTTGGGTGCCCTTGCCTTCATATCCATCAAAATGTGCATAGCTAAGTGCTTTCCTAGACAACATCGTACATCCCAATCCAACCCAATCTGTTGGCATTATAGAACCCTTGCCCATGGCGGGGTACGCATACTCCATCCAACCTCTCCTCCTCCACTTTACTGCATTAGCTTCAAAAACATTGCCCTTGGGCGGACATTCTTTAATTTTTTCCTCTAATTGTTGCCGTTTTTTAAAATCATCCTCATCGATATCCTGTGGATTATTTTCAAATTTATGAACAATTTTATCATATGATTCCAAGGTTTCCTTTGGTACATCTTTCTCATGGGGGAGGAAATCCTCAGCTATATGATTCTGATAATCACCCCTGCCACCCAAAAATGCACCACCCCCCTGTGATGGATATGTACACATAGCAACATCATAATAATTTGAATCAAACTTTAAAATATCTAAAGATACGCTTAACGAATTAGGGCTTACCAATACATCACTTTCAACGCTCCAAAGAAAATCCACATCAATCTGCCTAGCTTTAGAGAAGGCACAAGACTGCATCTGGGCGATTAATAGCTGTGCGTGTTCTTTATAATTCTTTAAATTCTTATCAGCTAGATTTAATGGTATAAATATAAACTCCCAATTTTTAGGCAATAAGTCCCCAATATATAAGAGTGCGGTTTCTTTAATTTTTTCGGAATTATCTCCAATAAATATAAACTTTCCCTTTTTTATTTTTGATTCATGAATAGAAGCACAAATCCTTCTGCCGAAATTGGGCAAGGCATATGTGTATCTTTCGGTTGCATATGTTGCTATTGCTAATTTCACTTTGACCAATGTACCTTATACAAATTATCGGTATTTATGGAAGCTTTTATTTCAGAATTAGTTGAAAAAACTTTAGGTGCATTTAACTCACCATCAGGCGGAACTAATGGTTTACCTGTTTTGAAATCTTCATTTTTATCAGTATATATAAAATTTTCCGCAGTTATAGTCTTTCTGTGTGCGGGACTTACATATGTTATTGCCATATCAGTTTTAGGCGGAATCTCCTCAAGTACGGGAAATGGCATGACGGAATATTCTCGTTCTGCGAAAAAAGTTACCCAAGGCTGTATATATACTTTAGAAATTAAGGAATCATCAACATCATTATTTTTTAAATTACCACACCAACCCATAGGTTTGGCAGACTTCCAAATTTCAGATGCATACGCTGGGTTGAGTGTATATGAAAGCTTTTTAGCATCAGGCGTAACTGCGGCACCATATGCACTTTCTATATAGCCCCCATCGCCAACCCACGTATATCTTGGTCCTCCGCTTCTCCTATAATATGGATGGTTTTCAGAAGCTAATGCCTTAAATTTATAAGTATATGAATCCGTTGTCCATTTATTATAATTTAATTTAACGACACCAAGAGTAACAATATAAGAAGAGGCTTCATTTTTTCTTAACACATGCCATGTAGTTATGCCGCTTTCATCAGTATTAGGCAACCACTCAACATTTCTTATCTGTCTTGTTCCATGAATTACGGCATAAGATTTCCTCTCTAAATCTTTTGGGTTGTAATAAGATGACGATTTACCTCTATCAACAGATGCACTCCAATACTCTGCGGTCATTCTTGGCTTGATATTATTTAAATTAAAAATCTTAAAAGCATTGGCAAATCTAGTTCCATTTGTAGAAAAATAAGCACTTCTAATAATTGTATCTTGAGTCGTCATATCATTATCTTGATATGTCTCTGTGTAAGTTGCTTTTCCACAATTTATTATTATTGGAAAACCATCTGTTGTATAATAATTTGTATATATATAAGGCACTGACCCAATATTATTAGGATCATTAGGGAAAGATGTTGTATTCTTGAATACATTTACCGCATGATATTTGTTTCCAATTATATCAACTTCCGACCTCTTAAACTTATCATGTGCTTCACGCACTAACATGGGAAACAATTTTTTGGGGTCATCGGGCATAATGCAATTTGTTTCCTTATGTTGCATTAATTTACTTTTTGCACCAAACTGCATTGTTAAATGATCTCTTATACTATCATGATATGGTGATATTACCTCACCCCTTGTGCGGAAATCTAACATTTTCCTTCTAAATCTAGTATCCTCTTCTTCAAAATAAGACTGATTAGGTATATAATAAGAATCTTTTTGAAATACATAGGCGCTGAAAGTGCTATATACATTACTTCCGAAGAAAACATTTTTTACGCTAGAGCTTTTAATAATATTTTTAACCGTGGATAACTTTTGCACAAATAAGACCTTGTCATAATATGATCCCGTCTGCATGGATACTCCCGTAACTACCCCTTTTGGATTAAATGCATATTCCCCATTCTTGAATTTATGTGAATTGAATCTATAATTTGCATTATAACTATAAAAACTTTTCACCCTCACGCTATCAGCTTTTACATCGAAATTATAAGCAGAAAGTGATGATAAATGCCGTACATTTTGCCTACTAAATTCCAACATACTCGGCTGTGACCAAGAAAAGGTATCCTTCTCATATAAACCTTTTATAATTTTTTTAACAGTAGTTTTTTCTTCTGTTCTTTGTGCAATAGTTTTATCATATTCTAATTTCTTAGACTCTTTGGTCGAATAGGGTATAAAGGCATTTTGCACTTGATATTCATCGTCTGCTCTAAATTTATAATTGCCTACATCTTTCCATTTGCCTTCTACGGCTGTATAAACAATTTTTTTAGCTAATATAAACGGATTTAATGCTTCCGCATCCTTCAATTCTCCATACGCAAAACCATTGGGTGCATATAAGAAAGCATCCTCATGTGCTTGATATGTACCATAATGGCATTTACCCATTCGATACTGACCACTTTTAGTTGTCCAAGAAACAGCTGTAGTTTTGTGCGAATGGTCAATTATAGTTTTAGTTGATAATACCTCCACTTCCTCAATCGATGACTTGAGGCAACTATTTTTATCTATACTTAAAAAGGTTCGATCTATTGTTCCTTCTGTTGTGACCGTCCAATGAGTCGACACCTTTCTTGTTGTTTCAAGCGATACATCATAAACACCGATATAATTACCACCATTTACACCCATACTACTTTCAGAAGAAGTGGTCATTGTATAATACCCCGCCTTAATCGTATCAATAACTGTTCTAGGCTTTCTTGTTGCGGTTCTTGACTCTGATATATGACCAACCTCATAAACAAATGCATTAATCCAATAATGAAATCTTGATCTTGTAGCTGGCTCTAAGGAAAATGTTTTCTTTCCTATTAAATAACCATATTTATCCCTTATATGGCTTACTCCTTGCTGTGCCCTATCACTCCTAGTTACCTGCCTAGGTCTAAAATACTTTTTTAAATAAGTAGTGCTCTCCCGAGTAATTTTATAGAATGTGGATTCAGTAGTTGTTGGAACAAGATCATCATAAAAGGTCGTTACTGAAAATGAAACTCTAGCTCTATTATATTTCCAAATTGCTGTTGACCCATACTTGTCGGTTTTTACTCCATGTGGGTCTTCATAGGTTTGAGAAAACATATTGACGCGAGTATCTGTTTCATTTCCATCTACTATTTTTTGCCCATATTCCCTATGGAATACCTGTGTAAGATTCACATTTACCGTTTCAGTAAGTGTGGTTTTAGTTACCGTTCGAGAATCCGTTTGCCAATTCCATCCAACCTCCAATACTTTAGGGCAAAGTGAAGTATATACTTCATTTGTTTTAGTAGTATATGTTTTGACTTTTCTATATTTTAAATTCGACTTATAGGTTTCTGTCTTGCCTCGATTGATTACTTGTCCCTTGTAATTAGGGGGCATATCTGTCCCTACAGTTATCTTAAATGGATCATGACCCGACACGACCTAAAGATATAAATAGTTCCAAGAATAATAAGTATTCTTTTGTCCTAATTGCTCCTCTACGAAAACTTCTTCAGGTGCTATCCTGACATCATTTTTCAATAATTGATATAAAACTTTATCACCCTGCACTATTCCAATTAAAAGCCTAAATTCACTAGGGAAGGCATTTTTGGAATAAGCTCTTTGCATATCTGGCTGTTTTTTTCCTTTTTTGGTTAAAATTTCAAAATCCTTTAAATAAGCACCTGTGGTTACAATTTTAAAATAAACCCAAACATAATCTTCGTCATCTTTTTTTATAGATGCAAAATCTAAATAATCTTGAAGCTTACCATAGTTCCCATTTACTGCACCCAAATTGCAACTCCAAAGAACATTATCATCATTCGCTTCATCCATCCGCCAAGATAAAGCCCAAGGAGTAGTCGAACTTGAACCGATATTATTATTTTCTAATCCCACATAATATGTCCCTGCATCCCTAGATGTTATTATTCCATCAGAACCCTGAATGCGAATATTATTTATTCTATTCTCCAATAACTGCATTTTAGTGCTTATATTATCTACAAGCCTACCAAGATTTTCTATATTAGTATTCACTATTCAATCATATTGTTAGAGAAGCTTTGCCCTGTTATTTCCCTATCTTTATATACCAAAGTATTATGCCCCAACCGACCACTTAAGGTTAATTCAACCTCTTGCCTTAATGCCATGCCAAATATTTGCGCTCTTGCACCTGTGCACAACCAATTATAATTATCACGGTCATCATCATGAGCCATGTACTCTCCGACATTTAAACTAATTTCATTGGGCAATTCAGATTCTTTAAAAATTTTCCCCACCTCATAAATATAACCACCCTTCTTAGCATTATTAGTAAAGTTTGTTTTATTCCCCAAAGAGGCATGAGTGACGAGGGAAAACTTCAATACTAATGTAGGCTCTAAATAACTCGTAATCCCAGGTAAATCAAATGAACTTTCTCTTGGAAAATGGCTAAATCTAGTTGATCCCATTTCACTAATTAACTTTGCTTGATTTGATCCCTGTGGAGTAGATTGTATATTGCCGCCAAACCTATATCCATAAGCACTAGAATTGCCACTAAATTCAGTTTTACCTTTCGCAATTTCTTTACCCGCACCAAAAAAGGGATGCATATCAATGGGTTTTTGGTATCCTGACGCTTGAACCGACCAATTTATATATTCATGCGAAGTGGGGCACCCCTTAAAGGTTACGGTCCCCAATCCTAGATTTCCCGAAATTCTTTGTGCGCCAAAATTAGTTTTTAACATATATGCATGATTGGGGTGTACGCCCATATCTGTAATATGATTTAATACAACATAATATTCACCCTGTACCTGTAGGGATGCGGTATGAATACCATCAGCATCTACGGAATAATTTTGATTAGATGTGAAATTTACTCTGCCTTCAGCGATGTCACCACCACCAACCAACTGATTGTGACGAAAATCAGCCTTATTATAGGTGGAATAACCAGTATTATCTATGTCTCCTTGCTTCATTGTATCATATTTATTGGTTCAATATGCTCTATCTTCATCTTATTATCCATTTTTTCAACAGCCTTCTCAAATCTATTTATTGCATTATCTAGGTTTGGTGAATTAAATCTTTCTTGTTGTGGCTGAACATTTAACCCACGATCTATTTTATTAAGAAGTGTTCTGTCTACTTGTAAATTAGCTTGATTCATAATTGCATTTACAAAACCCAATAGATAATCTTTTTGTACTTTAGCGGAGTTACCTTTATCTACATCAACATTTTGCCTAGAATTATACTCAGGGTTTTCTTGGAAACTTTTTATTCGATTTGTTACAAACTTATTCTCTTCTGAATCCGTGCTACGGCTTTCTTCCTTTTTGTCTAACCATACATCAGTAAGACTTTGAGTTATTTTATTACTTACCTCTTCTCCAATGGATGATTTCTTATTAGTTACTTCTTCTCCGATAGATGATGTCTTTCGTGTGTTTTCTTGTACGTCTGGCTTTAGAGTTTTAGTGGCATCGTTAAAATGTTCATCAGAATATTTATAATAATAATCCTTACTCATTTTTTCTTTAATGAGTAATGACCTTTCATCTCCCGAATCTAATTTATGCTTATTAAATTCTGTCATGGCATCAGTAATCTTTTGAACCGTGTCTTCGGAAAAAGTCCATCCCCCACGTTGATAATCTTCAGGTCCACCCCTTACTAAATCCGAAAGAAAAATAGCTTGTCGTTGTACTTGTGCCTTTAGGAGTTCTTTTTCTTCGTGATCAAATATTCGATTATTATCTTTCCACTTCGATCCATTAGCTCCAAGGGCATCGAGAGTTCTTATCGCTAAATCTTTGCTCTCATCACTTGATTCTGGGTTAGCCATAGTATCGATAGCGCTCATTGCACTATACATCATCCCAAGTTCTAATTCCTCTGCACGCTTAGCTTTATCTTCCGTTTCTATAATATTAAAACTTTCATCTATTCTTGATGAAGTTTGTAAATCCGTTGCCACAAGCTTTTCTTTACTTGATGAGCTTGATCTATAGGCATCTTCCCAATGCTTCTTGGAATACTTATAATCCTTATCTTGTTTAAGATTTGATTGAATTTTCATATCATTAATTTCCTCCTCGCTTCTTACATTATTTTGAAGTTCAAGCGAGCTATCCATTTTATTTTTTAAACTTGATATGGATTCTATATTATGGGCATTTTGTTGTCTTGTAAGATTAGTTGCACTCATCGATTGCAATTCATTGGTAACTGCTCGAACAGCATTCATTATTTCTTCCTCGGCAAGCGACTTTTCTTCACTAGAATATTTATCGGACTCAAGAGTTTCCATGTGCTTACCCCATGTCTTCTTTGTATGTTCCTTCATTGAAGGAGAACTAGAATCAACATCTTGATTCATTATGTTTTCCAAGAAATCCCTCGCAATACTCTTAGTTGTCTCAGTAATTTTTGAACTACTTATTGCCTTAATGGCATCTTTTGAGCCTTGGGATATTTCTTTTTCCAATACTTCATTAAAATTATGAACCGCATTACTTTCCGAATCCATCGACTTAGGTTTTTTATCTATCTGAATAGCAGTTCTTAAAAGTTCCTCTAATTGATCCTTTGAATTTATAACACCTTCATATTTAGCAAATATTTCATCTCCAACGCTGGTTATTTTTTCTGCATCTTCACGCCCCGCACTCCTAGCAATCCTAGAAATTACTTTCTCAGATTTGTTATTATTGTTACTCTCCTTTTTATCCGTGGTAATAACTTCCTTAGATTTGTCCCGCTCCTGCACCTTTACCTCTTTGTATTGTGCCTTTAATTTATTAAAAGCCTTAGCTAGATTTTCTTGGTTATTTTCTGATATTTCCTCGGGGTTTCCTGACATTATTCCTTGAATTATTTGTAATGCTTCTACAATTTCACTTGTGTCCAAACTCTGCCCATCTATTGATTTCTTTATAATTTTATTATATTTACTAAACCCATCATCCGTAACATCAAGAAATTCTACATTCTTGTCTTTCATTAATTTATTCCTTACAGATGCTCCGATATCTCTAAGCTCATTCATCGCACTTTTTTCTAATCCTTCCCCTGATAAGGCTTTAGTCAGGTCTATCAATGCTTGAGTATTTTTATTTCTAGCTTCTACTTGCTCTTTATCTTTATTTTTTTTGTCTTTCTCCTTTTTTTCTTTTTCCTCCTTCTCCCTTCTTTCTTTTAATTTTTCACTCATTATATCATTTTGACTTATATTGCCAAAACCTCCCCCCATTCCCATTTTTTGGAGCTTACCTACTTGTACCTTTGCAAATTTCGCCCTCACTTCCCAATCTGCACTTGCAGTTGGGTCTTGTTCGAAAAGGTCACCATCATTGATTGCATCCTTTGCTTTAGGTCTTGGCTTGGGCACACCTAACGCCTTTACCATTCCTTTTATTTTATCAACTAACCCATCGACTTCATCCTTCAAGGGTTTTAATTCTTTCTCTCTCTTCTTAATATTTTCTGCCGACTCTGAATCATATTCTTCTGCTTTTTTATTTATTGCATCTATATTATTTTGCAAAAGTTCATAATTGGCTGTTATTTGCTTAATGGCTGACTCTTCCTCTGCATTAAAACTTTCTTCCGACAGGCTCTTAATATGATCTATGTTTTTTTGGAACTGCTTGAGGTATGAATGATACTTTTCCTTCATGGAGATATTATTAATAGTAATTCTGTCTAAATCGGGTAAATCCATTTCAAATATAGTATCAAAAATCATATCCCTCCTCTTGACTAAATTGTCCCTAAATTCAGCCAATGCACCCAACCTATCGGTTCCGACTTCTTCTTCTAATTTATTTAACCTAGAAATGATTTTTTCATAATCTTTACCCATGCGACCACTTTTAAGTTCACCGAAATCTATTCCCTCAAAAAGGTCATCACCACCCGTGCCACGTATATCCCCCCCTGTTAACGCACCATACTGCTCTTTGGCTGTTCTGCCCATCATGTCATCAAAAATAGCCTCTCGCGTTAAACCATCCCATTGATCTTCAAAACTTCTTATATGATTAAAATCTTCTGACATTTTGTTATTTAATGCAGACTCAATACTTAGATTTAAATCATTTATTTTATTATCAATATCCTTTTTTAGTTGTGCTGTATCACCCCTATCCCTCCTGTATTCCCTCAAAACCTCAATAGGCATTCTATGCTCTTGGATAAATCCAAGACGGTTAGTGTAATCTTGATACTTTTCTTCTATTTGCTTTGGAGATATTCTCCTCCTATTTAAATTTGGATTGTCCTGAATGCTTTGTTTTTCTTCTTCTAAAAGCCTTATTTTTTTCCTGTATGGATCTGCACTATCCTCCATTGCATCTTGACTTTGCTTGCCTTCTCCAAAAATAGCCAAATTTACCTTTTCAGTTAATTCAGCATCATTTTTAATCATATTACCGAATGCATCATTGGATTCATCTTTTTGTCTTTGCACTCTACCCTTAAGTCCAAGAACCTTAGCTACTGAGGCTGGCAATAGATCGACAAGCACATCGACCATGTGATGGGCGGCTTCCTCCATGCTAGATTTCAGGAAAGCCATTGGAGCTTTTAGACCATCCATTAAAAATACGTCTACTCGTTTTGCAATAACACCCAAATAATTAATAACTCCATCAAGTGCTCCCATCAGGGCATCTGTAATTTTATAATCTCCATCAGGGTCAAAAGCTTCAGTAAGCTTATTTGTAATTTTAGTTATAGTTGGGAATAAAGAATCTTCTATAAATAATTGGATTTCTTTAAATGCTAATTTTGCATATGTTTTAAAGATTTCCCAAGCAGAACCATCTGTTATAGATTTCTTAATTTTGTGCCACACGACATTAAAATTTTCCTCTATTTCATTCCATTTTATACCTTTTATCTTTTCCGCAACTTCTTCAAAATATTCATATATATCATCTAGTGCAGGCTTTATGACATCACCCAATCTAATAAAAACGTTCATTGCAGTACGCATTATTTTATTAAACCTATACTGCAATGTTCCTTCCATTTTCTCAAAAGCTTTGCTCATTGCGCCCGCAGAAGACCCCTCGATGCTATCAACCATTCCCGCATATGACCTAGAATTGAATAAGGTAAGAGCAGCATTACCCGCCTCTACAGAACTGAAAAGATTTCTTAAATCGGTACCCTTAGCTCTTGCAACATCCCCAAGAATTTTTACAATTTCCACCATTCTTCCACCCTGCTTGATGAAATTCTGCACAGGCATACCGCCTGTTCCCTGTAAAAACGCCTCATTAGCTTTGTCGCCTGTTCTTGATAACTCAATAAGAAACTGCCTTAATTGAGTTGTACCAACTCGGGTCAATGTCCCTGTTGCCGCCAAAGCGGATATTGATCCTAACAAATCATCCATCCTTACCTTCATCGAGGCGGCGGTAGGAATGATTTGGTACATATAATCAGCAAGCTCTCTAAATGTAGTTTTAGACATGGAGACCGCATGAAACATTTGGTCAGCTACATCATTTACATCATAAGTTCCCTTACCATAAGCATTAACAACATTTGTCAACGCATCTACGGCGGTTTTTAAATCTGTAACACCCGCAACGGCAGACTTTTGGGCTATATCCATGAATCCTCCTAATTCATCTGTATTTATGCCCGCAGATATTGATTGATACATGCCCTTAGCAACTTCTTCGGGCAAGACCCCATACGATTCTGAAAAATCAAGTGCATCATCCTTCATCTTCTTGAACATAGCCTCATTGGCTTTGGGGAGAAGGGTAAACACCTCCATCATATTATGCTCAAACTTCCTAAACAATCTTTCCGATGCAACAAAAGCACTCGGGGCGATAATACCACTTGTAAAGAGAGATGCCTTACCAAGCACTCCGAAAGCTTTACTGATTATTCCTGCTTGCTTGGAAGCCATATTTCCTATGTTGCCCACTTTTTTTTGGACATCTCCCATGGCTTGGTTGAACTGTGATGTATCCGCAGATATTCTTACTTGTGCTGTAGCTGGCATTATCTTTTATTCCCTAACTTAATTTGTTTATGTTTCCTTTGTATGTATTCACGCATATCTAATCGTGCATCCCTGAGTGCTCTATTTATTGCTATATTTTTAAATTTAACAGCAACTACGCCTGGCACCCTTGACTTCCATAATACATAAGGTTTTTTTGTTTTAGTTCTTATAGCTATGCTTGTATTTGGCACTCCCCCCCTTGATCCTTTATGCTTTCCATCTAAGGTTGGCTTATATGCAATATTTTTAGGTTCTGAATTTGGTCTCCATTGCTTATACAACATGGTAGCTTGCAACCAAGCAGTTCCTCTCTTTGCTCGCCAATTTATAGCTTGCCCCCAAGTTTTTGCGGGAACACTTCTTTTTGAAACGACTTTCCTTGGTGGTCTTAAGGTACCCTTGCCCTGAAGCTTTCTTTGTCTAGCTTCACTTCTAATTTTAGTAGGCGTTGCCCTCTCATCATAATAATAGTGCCTTAATCCCTTAACTTTACGCTTAGATGGACTTCTAGGATTAAAACCTGTAATTACTTTTTTGGCAGTATGCTCTACTAGCCCCGCAGTAGCTCTTCGATTTAGCTTAACATATTCTTGTAAAGTTCTATCGAATTGCCTTTTATTTACCAAATCTAGGGAGACTCTTATCATCTATATAAGCCCCCTTGTCCTCTCCTCCTAATCTTTTTGTGTCTACCCCATTATATGCATAATAACACCAAAGCATTACCCATACATTTTTTAATGGTTCCTCCCAAAATATTTTATTAGCATAAAGAACATTTCCACTAGAAAGTGCATATGCTATCATGTAATAGGTTGGGGGTCCTTTTTTTTTGCTTCCTCCGCTTTTTCCGCAACTACATCAGATATATCACCTGTGCCCTTGGACTCAGATGGCTCAACCTTTGGACTCATTGCTTCGGAGAGTAATTCGCCTATCTTATCACCCATATCTCCAACGGTTCCAAGGTCTACACCATCAGCCCAATCCGTGACAGCATTAACGAACGACAAAGAACATCCATCCCCAGTCACACCCTGTGAATTGTCAAACAGCTTACCCCTAACCTCTGACATTTCCTGAGAATGGATATAAAAAAAAGCTACAGCCTCAAAGAATGGAACTTCTGATACATTTCCGCTAATCATCTTTAATTTCGCAAAGTCACATAATGCAAGCGTGCCTGCACTTGGTTTTTTTATTTTTAACCCCCCTATTTTATCTTCGTCGGGGGACAACATTTCCAATAAATCATTCATAGTAATTTTTTATGAAGATCAGAACCCTCATAGACAAGCCAAGATTTACTTTTATTTTTTATTCGTACTTTGCAAGGCTCATTTTTGATCTGAGATACTAGATATTTATGAGTCATTAATGCACATATAATCATTGCCCAAGGGTCTTTTTCTTTATAGGCACCTTCAAACCAATCATCATCATACCATTTGTCGATGAGTTCTTTTGTTGCCAATCCACTCGCGCCATCAGGCTTAAAAAACCATGATGTTACGACATCACCATTTTCATATTTTACTTTATTATAAGCTCTTTCGTTTGCGAACGGAACTCCAAAGCTTGCTAGTGCCGATGCAAGCATTGTGTTTTTGGTGGCATGAAAGGTTTTATTAACCTGTCTTGTACTTTGCATGATTTCTACTATAATGCCCTCCCCCCACTTAGGAGGAGGGCTAAACTTTTACTTTTTACGCTTCTGTAAACGCCTTATCTTCCTCTAAAAGTTTGTCACTCTTACCATAATCCAAATTATAGTAATGCTCTGCTGTTACGGTAAACTTCATAAAATCCTCATTAGAATTATCTTGCTGAACCGATTTTATGCAAACTGTCAAATTCTCGAGCCCACCACCTGTGGGTCCATCACCACTAGCATCCGCGTTCTCTGGGTCAAATACCGCAGTCGTATACATTTGAATCTCGGCAGTACTATCACCCAACTTAAAAGGAGCGGCACTCTTGTTGCCATATCCTGTCATATTAACATCAACCTTGGGATCACCCAATACGGTTCCGACCGTTAATCCAGCTTCGTTTTTAACTTGCATGTCAGTACCAAAATTCTGCGTGCAAGTAAGACTTTCCAATATATCAAATTGATTTTGTCTTGGAGTACCGAAAACTAAATCTTGGGCGTGCCCATACTTTATGGTCGGTTGTTTTAAATCGGATGCGTAATCAATAGCCATTTTAAAAATTAAGGTTAAGGGTTATATATAATAGTCCCATTGTCTCCATCACGGGTCGCGCTCTGATATAATTTCTAAGATAAATTGATTAATAATTACTTCACCCTGTGTATCCGTTGCTACATTTTGGACTTCGGCATTAAAAATTCCCTGACCACCTATTCTTAATTCCTCAACAAGATTATCTATTGTGAACCTATCTAAAATTGATGAAAACTCATCATTTATATCGGTTGTACTCTTATCAGCATAATGCTCTTCATATTTAACTTCTATTGAAATTCTAAATACATCAGTTAATGATACACTAAAATTTTCGGCACTTACCATATGACAGGATATGACGGGCAATGGAGAATCCTCAGACCTTGCACCCATTACAACCTCTATCTCGGTACCACTATTTTTTACAATCTGAATTACTCTTTTCTGTAAATTAACAAATGCCATTATTTTATTAATTTCTCCAACAATCTATCTAATTTTTGCTCTATATTATCAATTTTTTTAAACAAATTAATTGAATCTGCTGATTGTTTGCTCACAAGGACTTCTAAATCATTTATTCTTCTTTCATGATAATGTAAGGTATGAAATAGATGTTTTATAAAAAACCCTCCTATTGCAATAATTACCCCCATGAATATTTGTACTAAGTTATCAGTGTCCATTTTTTATAAATACAATCTCAATAATTATTATCAATATTATAAAACATAATAAAATAGTACTCATCTTCTAGGGCTTGGTCCAAAGTAAAAACCTAAAATTCCACAGAGGGCTGTTTGCCCCATATAGGCAAGGTGTCCACTAGAGAGATGTAATGGCTCTTGGCTTGCGGGGTAGGATAAGAGCCCGAATATCCACTCGGTTCTGCCTTCTCCGCTTGCGTTTGTGATGGATAGAAATTCTGCTTGTGGGAAGATGGTGCAGAGCAGGACGCACAGGCAAAGAGTACCAACGCCCATAAAAGCGATAATCCTACGACTAACAGAAACATACTCCCCATTACCTTGTTTAGCCAAGCTATCTTGGAGTCTAAGAAAATTGTCATTCGCACGAGTTTCTCGCGCAAGCTCAAGCTCATGTTTCTGCCTTTTACCTTCAAATACAAACCCAAAGACTCCCTTGAGCATAGCCCCCATAGCAGTAGAACCACCCCCTGTAAGTAACATAAGAAGTATTTCGCCCATCTCACTTCGTCAAATGATTGTCCAATTTGCTACGCACTCCGTCCAACTCTTTTTCTAAATACCTCAATCTTTCAAATTGTTGATGATCTGAGGTTATTGGCGAATCTTGCATTTCAACTAAATGATTTAGGTCTGCCTTAGCTTGCTCTGCAAATTTCTCTATATGCATCATACGGGCTGACAGGTCGCCTAGAAGGGTGCCTTCGTGCTGAACCCTATCTAAGCCATTATCTAGGGTCGATAGTTTATTCCATATAACACTATAGCCCCATACGGCAGTACCAACAATAGCAATAACCTTCGCCATAAAAGCGAGGTTTGCTTTTACTTGCACGTTGTCTCCTACTTCAGTAGCCATCAGGGTGGGGCTGAATGATATGCATGACTTGTAGGCAATAGACCATCTATTCCCCACTTGTGTGCCAAATATCCTTCAATCTTAGTTCTTGAGCTTAAATCCATGCTGATAATGGCTTCGCAAAAATCTCCATTGGTTTTTGGGCTACCGCCTGCTTGCTCCATGAACGAGTGCTTCATATTAGCATTTGTTAAATCATAGGAACTATCAGTAACAACTCTTTGTGCATCTATTTGTGTACCATTACACCATGAAGAACAATGACTTCCTGAAAAATTGTGCCTTATGCAAAACATTGATAATTGATCATAGGCACTTGATGGATGAAGTAATGAGGTTACATATTCACTTCCCCAATACATATTAAATCTATTATTTGCACCTGGTATCATTGTGATGTATTTTCCTAGCGTACCAGCCCAAATACCATGTGTACCTCCGTTAGGTAAGGCTTTTAGCACAATAAACCAATCTTGCGTTCCATTATATTGTGAATTTGCATTATGCTGTTGTATAGAATCTGAATTATTAGAAAATCGCAATACATGTCGATCAAGACTGCTATCTAATACATGCTCAACTTCAGCCCCGCTTGTCGGTTGTAAATATACTGAATTTGGTGACTTATCATCTACTTGAGTAACAAATCCCGTATTTGCATCTGTACTTACGGTGCTTACATCATCTGCATCATACCAAAATTGTGTGTCTGTAGAAACAGGCACCCAACCTGATGTTTCGCCTGTTTGAGCTTTTTCCATTTGTACCGCATATTGCTCACCGATTTCAAACATATCATTTATTCCATCTGAATCTCTATCTGCTACGCCACTATTAGTAGATGAACCGACGTGTATACCACCACCGCCTGTCTGTCCAAAATCTTCTGCATTAACAAAACCAATATATTGATCTTGGTTAGCTACATCATCCTCATAATCTGTACCCCAAATGGTATCTGTTCCTGTAATGACGATTGGAAATTGTTCTTTTGGTACAGATAGATTATAATTTGTATCTAAATAATTCCTAAAATCACTAATAAATGCAATAAGATCGCTTACCGCCCCTCCGCTCTCCCCCTGCCACCAAATCATGCCTTTCAGGTTATACCCATAGCCAAGGGCACTTAGCTTATCTGTAGCATCCGTAATAGCTCTTTTAAAGGCTCTATAGGCATCCCCTCTTCGATCACCCGTGGCTGTTAAATCCCAATCAGATAAACCTCCATCTGAACTTCCATCATCTATCAGGGAACTTGCACCAATGGCATGTTTTATAATTCCAAAACCGCGATTAGTTAATCCTATTTCATTTACTTTAGAAGCGAAACCAATTTCTGGTCCAAAATAATTTGAATCACCAAGATTAAGATTATTATCATCTCCTCTCGTTGCTCCTGCTACTAGAGAGTTAGCCCAATCACTATAATATTGCTCCGATGATGCATTAGATGTGCCTTGATGCCAAGATGTGTAGAATAGTCCGTCTTGGGTTGTCTCATCAGTAACTTTATAAAAACCCCAATCAGGCGTAGTTGATTGGCGATTAAAAGCATATTCATTTCCATTATATGTAATCCTGAAAGTAGCATTTGCTAAATATGTTATTTCATGGAATGTACCACTTTGGAATGTTACTTGATTCGCCCCGTTGATGTCGGTCATTGTGCGATCTGCGGTAAACTTAATTGAATCACCCAAAACAATGTCGTCCTTATTGGATAAAATTAAAGTATTTGCTAAGTCACTAACAACTGCATGACCATGTGCATTTGATTGACCCGCTACTAGATAGATATCAATAGTTCTATCAGCTAATACTGCATTATCAGATGAACGATACCAAACACCATTAAACCAATAAGCAAGAGCAACCCCATTTCCTGTTTCGTTTCCATCTTCTACTAATACGGTTGTACCTTTTGTAGCATTAGAAGGAAGGTTTGCCGTTGTGTAGGCTGATAAGGTTTCTTGGCTTTGTAGTCTTGTATCAACATTACCCAAAGAGACTTTAGAAGCTCTGCCCTCAAACCAATCCTTTCCATAAGAAGCAATCGAATCATCTGCATCTACTATTTTTAGTGAGTTTGGTCCTAAATATAAATCCCTTACTTTCTGTGAAGCATTTCCTATATCTTGTGAATCGTTTGTATCAGGCAATAAATGCCCATTACTATCTTCTGACCAATCATCCAACCCACTTCCTGATCCTGATCCTGATCCTGTTTCTAATGTAGATACACGATTATCTAAATCATTTACATCATCAACATCTATAGCCCTAACTCTTGCTAGAGTATCTAATGCTGTTTGTACATTTCCTAATGATGTACATCCACATACTCCCCAATTACCTAAACTTACAGGCTCATACGCGACCCCCTCGGCATCGAGTGTGTCTATCTTATGATTTAAGCTTTTCTGTACTATTCCAACATCAATTCCAACTGACTTCAGGAAGCTCATTCAAAGCCGTTAAATTATGATGTTACCGAAACTTGACCTGATGTAGATATAGCTGAGTCACCAACGGCATTAGATGCCAAGACACCATAATAATAATCTCCCGCTGAATTTTCATCATATAAAACTATATATGTATCTCCCGAGCTTGATGGTGCATTATTAGTACCTTGTGAAATCTCTAGGTTGGTTCCCGACCCCGCTATACTCCAAGCTGCTCCATCATGAGTTAAAGTCCCAATTAATGTATCGCTAGTAGTAACAGGAGTTGCTGCTCCCCTATAAATACGGAACTCATCCTCATTGTCCGAATTATCTTGAAATGAAATTTGTATTTTTGCCATAATTGTATCCCTATCTTAGCTGTTTTGTCTCCATTGTTTATATTGTCACCGATGACGTACTTGGGACAATATCGCTATTTGCTACTGCATTGCCCGCCAAAACTCCATAATAATGAATCCCTGTAAACGCATCAGTAAAATTTATTGAAAATTGTCCACCAGCATCTGTAGGTGATCCACCTGATAAAAAATCAGTCATTTGTGATACATTTGTGCTATCAACAATACTTTCAATCCAAGCTGAACCATTCCAATCAATAGATATAATTTCATCTGAATCATCTACGCTCATATCTAATGTTGAGCCCCTGTAGATTTTAAAGTGTGTTTCATTATCGGCTTCATCTTGCCATTGTATTTTTATTTGTTTACTCATGTGGTATTCTCCATTTACGCATTAAAAATCTTTCATACGGTAGCCAATCATCATACATAATTTCTGCTTGTGTAAAAATCGTTTCTCCTAAAAAACATGGATTCCTCCATCTTGCATAGCCATGTGCATAATTTCCATTTAACATAAACTTTTCATTTACGTTATGTGGTACAGCATTACTTGTAGATGCTACTGTTACTCCATTTCTTCTAACAAAAGCCCGTCCATTATTATTGGCTGTAAATACATATACAGAAGGATTAATCATATCTACTTCAAATGTTAATCGGTTATTACCTGATAGCCCTGTGAGTTGTGAGCGTCGGTTCCAATCAAAATATCCTCTCCCGCTTGTCTGCCAAGGCAAATGCACAAGAAACCTATTCC